GTCGAGTCGCGTTCGACAGCCTTCCTCTCTGTGCGATTACTCACACAGGTACAGAAGATTTCGGAGCGATGTAAGTGAGGGTTGAACCTTTTCTTAAGGCCCTTCCCAACCTCATCATCAAAACCGAAGAAGCCGAACGCTCCTGAACCGACCGCCACCGTAGGAACGATCATAGATCGTTGCCGACGGACTGTCGATTTGATGAATTCGGCACTACACAGGTAACCTCTATCAAAGAAGTTATTATGTGTGTCGACCGAGCTCACGATCGATTCAGGTCGGGTCACGTCAGGAGAGGTGAGACAACTCACTTTGGTTACATCGTAACCATCGTAAGCGTCAACACCACACGACTCTCTAAAGTTTCCTTCAGAGAACGTCTTTGCGGTGTTAACCTTGAATCCAAGGTCACCTAACGCCTCCTGAGTAGTATCCGAACAGTCTAAGGGGACGATTATATCGTCACCAAAGACCCGGACCTCCCGTGCCGCCTTGCGTACTGTGCGAAAGTTGATAAAGGATTTCCGCTCATAGAGCAGAGCTCCGATAGCAATAATCGTAAATACGTAGGTTTGCACAGGAAAGGTACATGCCGATCCCTGGGTCGAAAACTTCCTAAGGCGATGAAACCTCGGGGAGAATCGATCGATGTCGTTACGAATGTAACGAGTGCGACAGGCGTGGAGAGCTCTAACGAGGGATTCACTCCTTCGAAAGATTCTCTCCACAACCCAGCACGACATCCGGTCGGAAGCGCTCGACAAGTCAATTGTCGCGTGAGACCGACTGCGGGACGCAAGCAGCGCAACTAGCCCATTCATCCGCTGTGAACGAAAGTTCACAGAATCGGCGATGGGCGTTTGCGCCACCCGTGACGCGAGAAAATCTCGAACAGACTGCTGACACCATTGATGGCTTACGGGTTCGGAGGCAATGAGCCTCGGTCCTGTAAACGTCTTTGGTACAGCAATAAGTCGAGATGGAGGCTCATGCACGCTAAAAGCGTCAGGATCCTCACCTCGCGTTCGAGCGTAGGAGGCCCAATTTCCGAAGTTGGAAAAACCAAATTCGGCCATAGGGAATCCATGCTCGAGCTTTGCGGGCCAGTTGGGGAAGTCATACTTTGATGCTCCTCCACGCTGGTCGCTCACGGCGCCCGGTCCGTGCCTGACTCTCCACTCGGTTGGATTGAACCAACCGAGCGTACTGACAACGATGTCGGCAACCTGTTGGATGCTGGCTCGTAGCCCGTACGTTCTCGTGGAGAGAGGCCCAACAACGAGCTCTGGAAAGAGGTCGTTGCCAGGTAGCATAGAGCTATCGTGATCACACAAAGTGAGATTACGAAGGTGCTCAGTGCTAATATCGTCACCGTCCCAGTCAAGGGTTGGTGATCGACACTCCTCGTCGACTCTGAAGAACTCATTGACGTGTTCCCACGTTGCTGAGTCTGGGCAGTCTACCCGAAACTTTTTGGCGCAAAGAAAAAGCGTCCTCAAGAATCGTATTGACTGTACATCAGGGTTCGACTTCAGGTCTCCGCATTCGTCGAAAACGCGTAGGTATAATCCCTTGAATAGTCTTGGAATTATACCCCGGCGTCGGAATGGCCGTTGATACGGCAATCCCGAAACCGTGAGGCGTCCCAAAGCTAGGCACCTATCAAAGTGCTTACCTTGGTTAGGTAGGTCAACGAAAAAGAATCGTTCACCAACCACCTCGACGATAGAGAGCAAGCGCTTGAGATCACGCTCGCCGTCTTTACGGAGCGAAGGGATACTACCTGCCACATCAGACAACATGGCAGCGTATAACCCTGAAAGATACCGAACACAGCTGTTGCGTGTCATGCCAAATCTCCATTTGGCTGTGTCACTCTGCGGCTGGGGTCGGCTCTTCACCAGACCATGTCGGTCCGTTTTTCTCTAGCCTAAGAGAAGGTGGACCAAACCAGGCTGAGATCTTTAGGATTCCCAGCCCAGGAGCTTGGCAGCGATGCCGCCAGCATTGACCATGTAGAAGCTCATCGCTTCAGACACGTCAATCTGATCGGCAGAAACGCCAGTGGGGTCACACCTAATGGTGTGAGTCACCTCGCACAAGCTTCCGAGAGGAACAGTGGAGGTAGGCTTCACAAATCGCGAGAACGTCACAGTGTGACGATCAAACGGTTGTGTACCTGCCTTCACGTTGTCACGGCTATGCCGTACTTTCGCACGGTAAGTCGTGGCGCCTTCATCCAAAAAGTATTCGGAT